AGACGCTCCGCGCGCGCCTGGACGAGGCTGTCGCAAAGCTGAGCCCGGCAAAACCCGACACAGAGCACGAAAAACCCGCAGTAACTGTCGATACCGAGCGCAAGACAGCGCCTAAAATCGCGGTGCGGCGACGTGGCTGGGTGAACAAGTGGTGAGGTGCGGTGCGAATTCCCGGGATCTGGACGGCGGGCGACACGGTCACATGGGTTGATCAGGCGACCCGCGATCCGCAAGGCAATCCGATCACGCCCGGCGCCTGGTCGCTGACCTATTCCCTGCGCGGGGCGGCATCGCTCGACATCGCCTCGACCGATATCGACGGCGGCTGGCAGCTGGTGGCCACCGGCGCCGACACCGCAACGCTGGCGGCAGGCCGCTACGACTGGCAGTGCACTGCCAAGAGCGCCGCAGACGGCACGCTGGTCACCATCGGCCGCGGGCAGGTCTTCGTTCAGCCGAACCTCGCCGGCATCCAGGCGCCCTATGACGGGCGGTCGCAGGCCAAGCAGATCGTCGATGCGATCGATGCCGAGATGCTCCGGCGCACCCAGGGCGGTGCCGCGGTCGAGTTCTCGATCGCCGGCCGCTCGCTGCGCAAGCACACGGTCAAGGAGATGATCCAGCTGCGCTCCTACTACCTCGAGATCTATGCCCGCGAGGTGCGGGCCGAGCGAATCAAGCAGGGCCTCGGCGATCCGACCGAACGCTTCACGGTCTTCCGGCCGTCGAATTCACCCTGGCCGAACGGGAACTGGTAATGGGCATTCTCGACAGGATCTTCGGCGCGGCAACGCCGGCATCGCGCGGCACGCGCATCGAGCCGACGATCACCACGCCGCGCCGCGGGCAGCGCATGTATGGCGGCGCTTTCTTCGACCGCCTCACCGCCGACTGGATCGCCCAGAGCACCAGCCAGGACTCCGAGGCGTTCACCTCGATCCGCGCCCTGCGCAACCGCGCCCGCCAGCTCTGCCGCGACAACGACTACGCGAAGAACGCCAAGCGACTGATCGCCAACAATGTGATCGGCCGCGGCGTGAAGCTGCAGCCCAAGATCAAGATGCTCCGCGGCGAGAAATACAACGACGATCTGAACGAGGAGATCGAGCGCGCCTGGCGCCGCTGGTGCAAGGCGCAGAACTGCCACACGGCGGGCAAGCTCAGCTTCAAGCAGATCGAGCGGCTTCTGCTGAACGAGACTGTCGAGTCCGGCGAGATCTTCGTGCGCCTGGTCCGGCAGAAGTTCGGCACCTCGCGCGTGCCGTTGGCGCTCGAGGTGATCGAGGCGGACCAGTGCTCCGAATACCGCACCGGACGCGACGGCGAGAATCCCGTTCGCATGGGCGTCGAGGTCGACAAGTGGCAGCGGCCGGTCGCCTACTGGATGTATCCCCACCACCCTGGCGATCTGATGTTCGCCTATCAGCAGCCCTCGCGATTGCTGCGCGTGCCGGCGGCGGAGATCATCCACCTGTTCGTTTCTGACCGGGCACCGCAGACGCGCGGCATCAGCTGGTTTCACACGGCGCTGAAGCGGCTGCACCACATGGAGGGCTTCGAGGAGTCCGAGGTGGTCGCGGCGCGCGCGACGGCTGCGCTGATGGGGTTCATCGAGACGCCCGAGCCGATGAACCCGGATGACGAGCCAGACACCGTCATGGACGGCCAGGCGGTTGACGAGTTCGCGCCGGGCATGATCCGGAAGCTCGGCACCGGCGAGAAATTCACCGGCTTCGCCCCGAACCGGCCGAACGGCACGCTCGACCCTTTCATGTCCCTGATGCTGCGCGGCGTCGCGGCGGGCCTGGGCGTGTCGTACTCGAGCCTGTCGAAGGACTACAGCAAGTCGAACTACAGCAGCGATCGCCTCGCCCGCCTCGACGACATCGAGGTCTGGCGCGTGCTGCAGGACTGGGTGATCGAGCAGTTCCACGAGCGGGTGTTCGCGGCATGGCTGGATATGGCCGTGCTGTCCGGCGAGATCTCGATCCCCGGCTATGCCCAGGCGCCGGAGCGAGTCCTCGAGCAGATCCACTGGCGCCCGCGCGGCTGGGGCTTTGTCGACCCGGACAAGGAGGTCTCGGCCTACGTCAACCAGGTGCGCGCCGGCTTCTCGACGATGGAGGACGTGGTCGAGCAGCACGGCCACGATTTCGGCGAGCTGATGGAGCGGCGCGAGCGTGAGGTGAAGTTCGCGAAGGACAAGCAGATGGTCTTCGACACCGATCCCTCGCAGGTCGACCAGAAGGGTATGGCGCAGCGCGCGCTGCCGACCGATACGGGCTACGCGCTCGGGGAGGCGCCACCGCAGGCTGCCGGACCCGGCTACACGGCCGAGCCGGCGGCGGCGAACAAGCTGAAGCCCGGGCAGGAAATCGACGATAACGGCAAGCCGGTCCTGTCCGGCAACAAGCCGGCGGCAGCCCCACCAGCAGCCGCCGCCCCGGCCGCCGGCGCACCTTCCACTACAAAAAACCCGCAATAACCCGCGATACGGCGACGCGACGCGCCCGGTAGTCTCCCGGATGGAGATGCCGAGCCGATGAAGCTGAAAAGCCAGTTCCGATTCCTGCCCATCACCCGCGCGTCGGTCGATCCCGACACGCGCACGGTCGATCTCTCGTTTTCCAGCGAGGAGCCGGTCGATCAGTGGTTCGGCCGCGAGATCCTCTCGCACGAGCCCGGCGCTGTCGACCTCAGCCGGATGCAGAGCGGCGCGCCGCTGCTCTGGAACCACGGCAACGGCGATGTTCGCGGCGTGGTCGAGAGCGCCTCGATCGGACCCGACAGGCGCGGCCATGCCCGCGTCCGGTTCGCCCGCACCCCGGCGGGCGACGAGGCGATGGAGCTGGTCCGCGACGGCATCGTGAAGGGTGTCTCGGTCGGCTACCGGATCCTCGACATGGCCGAGGAGAAGAAGGACGGCGAGCGCCAGTATCGCGTCACGCGCTGGCTTCCCCAGGAGATCAGCCTCGCCCCCGTGGCTGCCGACCACACGGTCGGCATCGGCCGTGCCGAGCTCGACGCCGAGCATGACGTTTCCATCACCCCGATCGACCCGCCCGCAATTCCGGCGCAGCCGGCCACCAGGAGCACCACCATGCCGAACGACAATCCTGCGACCCCTGCCGCGCCGACGACCGACCCGGCCGCGATCGAAGCCGCCCGCAGCGCGGCCGCGACCGATGCCACCCGGGCCGAGCGCGAGCGCATCGCCGCGATCAATGGTTGGGGCGCGCGGTTCGGGCTGCCGGACCTCGCCCGCAAGCTGGTGGACGACGGCGTCGGCATGGAAGCCGCGCAGCGCCAGTTCCTGGACAACATCGAGGGCCGCTCGACGCCGGTTGCCGCGTCCGGGCCGGATGCCGGCCACATCGATGCGTCGCGCAACGAGCTGCGCCAGTATTCGATCATCCGCGCAATCCGCGCGTCGCTGTCGAAGGACTGGAGCAAGGCCGGGTTCGAGGCGGAGTGCTCGCGGCAGATCGCCGAGCGCACCAACCGCGACACCGAGGGGTTCTTCATCCCGACGAACCTGCCGGTCGATCCGTCTATCGCGGCTGCGGCCCGCGCTGCGTCCGCCACCACCTATGCGGCGACCTCTGGCACGACAGGCGGCTCCAACCTGGTTGCCACGAACCTTCTGGCCGGCAGCTTCATCGAGGTGCTCCGCAACAAGGCGCGGGTGATGCAGCTCGGCGCGCGGCACCTGACCGGGCTGGTCGGCAATGTCGACATCCCGCGGCAGGACAGCGCCTCGACTGCCTACTGGGTCGGGGAAGGTGCGGACGTAACCGAGTCCGAAGGCGTTTTCGACAAGATCAGCCTGACGCCGCGGACGATCGGCACGCTGTCGCAGATCACCCGGCAGATGATGATGCAGTCCACCCCGGATATCGAGATGCTGGTCCGCGAAGATCTGACCGCGGTGATGGCCCTCGGCGTGGATCTCGCGGCGATCTCCGGCACCGGTGCGAATGGGCAGCCGACCGGCATCCTGAATCAGGCCGGCGTAGGCTCCGTGGCGCTGGGCACGAACGGTGGCGCGCCGACCTTCGATGCGCTGATCCAGCTCGAGACGCAGCTCGCCCAGGCGAACGCGCCCGAAGACAATCTGGCCTACCTCACGAACGCGCACGTGGTCGGCGAGCTCAAGCTGCTGAAGGACACCACCGGGCGGTATCTCTGGACCCAGTACACGGCGAACGGCATGCCGCGCGCCGGCGCGCCTGGCGAGATCAACGGCTATCCGGTCGCGCGGTCAAACCAGGTCCCGAGCACGCTGACCAAGGGCACCGGCACCAATCTCTCGGCGATCCTGTTCGGCAACTGGTCCGAGCTGCTCGTCGGCGAGTGGGGCGTCCTCGAGATCGTGCCGAACCCGTACGGCAGCACCTACAACAGCGGCGGCATCCAGATCCGGGCGATGCAGTCGATCGACATCGCGGTGCGCCACGCCGTGTCCTTCGCGGTCATCACGGACGCGACCTGATCGGCACGGGCTGAATCACTGACGGCCCGGTGATGGCCGGGCCGTCGCAACTCAGGAGGCAATCATGACGATATTCGCGCGGGTGCGGGACGGCTTCACCGTTGTCCTGGACGGCATTGTGCACGAGGCCGGCGCGGTGCTGCGCATGGCCGAGGGCGTGTTCGGGCTGCATGCCCACAAGCTCGAGGTCATCCCGGCCGAGGCGGCGGCGGCGCTGCCGATCGCCAACGCGCCGGCGGCGGCCGATCCCGCTTCCGCCAAGGCTGAAAGCGAACAGACCGATCCGGCGGCGGCCGGAGAGAAAGCGGGTTCGGATGGCGGCGCCTCCGACCAGCCGAGTCCCGCTGCGCCGGCCGACGAGGGCGCCACCACGTCGGCCGGCGCGCCCGCACCCGTAACCGCACCCGCAGCGACCGAGCCGGGCGCTGCATGAGCAAGGACGCGCCCTCCGAGGAGGTCGAACGCGCGCCATACAAGGTGCGTGGCGGCTTCACTCTGCATCTTGGCAAGCGGGTCTATCGCGCGGACGAGATCGTCGACCTGACGGCTGCGGAGGCCGATCTTCGCCGCCACCAGGTGGAAGCCGCGCCCGATCAGGCCGACCCGGACGGCGCTGACGAAAAGCCGAAGAAGGGTGCGCGTCGTGGCGCTTGATGTCCCGCCCTCCGTCTATCTCGAGCAGCTCGGCGACGTGATGGTGAGCTATGGCGCGCTATCGGTCACCGGGATCCTCGACACGCCGACTCAGGTGCTGGAGGGCGGCCTCGCGCTGTCGACCGACTACAAGCTGACGATCGAGGCGGCGTCGCTGCCCGGGCTCGACACCGGCGCGTCGCTGACCCTCACCAGCCTGGTCGGCCTTCCGGCGAATAACGGCGCCTACACGGTGCGCGAGCTCGCGCCCGAAGGTGACGGCGCCTTCGCCCTGGTCACGCTGAGCAAGGTGTGATGGCAAGCATCCGTGAGCAGATCCTCGAGCAGATCGTCCAGAAGCTGGAAGCCGCGACGATCGGCGCCGGCGTTTACCGCAGCCGCACGGCGGCGGTCTCGCGCGGGCAGACGCCGGCGGTGATCGTGCGCCCGGCCTCGGACGGCGCGGTGCAGACGGTGATGCCGAAGCTGCAATGGACGCTGCAGGTGCAGATCGAGGTGATCACCCGCGGCGATGTGCCGGACCGGCTGGCCGATCCGATCCTGGTGGCGATGAACGGCGCGCTGATGGCCGACATCACCCTGGGCGGCCTGGCGATCCAGACCGTGCCGCGCTCCTGGCGGTTCCACTTCCATGACGGCGATGAATCGATTGGCCGCGTGATCGCCGAATACGAGATCCGCTACCGCAGCGACGAGCGGGACCTGACCCTGCAATGAGGAGCCTTCGCGCATGAGCATGTTGCAAAGCACCAGTCGCCGGCTCCTGCTGGCCATATTGGAAGCGACCTATGGCGTGGACGCGGTGCCGGACGCCTCGGCGAATGCGATCCTGCTGAAGTCGCTCACCGTCACACCGGCGGCGGCGACATCGCTGAAGCGAGATCTGATCAAACCGTATTTCGGCAATAACGGCACGATCCTGACCGACACCTATGTGAAGATCGAGGCGGAGGTCGAGCTTTCCGGTTCCGGCACGGCGGGCACCGCACCCGCCTGGGATCCGCTGCTGCAGGCATGCGGGTTCGCGGCCACGATCACCGCCGCGACCAGCGTGGTCTATGCGCCGATCTCGACCGGCATCAAGTCGGCGACGCTCTACTTCTACAACGACGGCGCCCTGCACAAGGTGACTGGCGCCTATGGCGATGTCGAGTTCATGTTGCAGGCGAAGCAGATCCCGACGCTGAAGTTCACCATGACCGGGCTCTATGCGGACCCGTCTGCAGCGGCCCTGCCGGCGAATACCGCATTTAAAGATCAGGCCGTTCCGGTGGTTCCTGCCGAAGGGGTGACCACGGTCAATTCGGTCGGCGGCTATGCGGCTGCGATCCTCGAGAAGCTCGACCTCAAGCTCGGCAACAAGGTGGAGTTCCGCAACATGCCGGGCAGCCAGTATGTGATGCTGGTCGATCGCGAGCCGAGCGGCTCGATCGACATCCAGTCGATGACGCCGGACGTGCACGACTTCTTCGGCACGGCGAACCGGACGCTGCAGGGCGAGATCGCGCTCACCCATGGCACGGCGGCGGGCAACATCGTCGGCCTCAGCATGCCGAACTGCTTCCTGCTCAACCCGAACTATGCGGACAGCCAGGGCGTCCAGATGCTCTCGATCCCGTTCGATCCGACGCCCGTGTCCGGCAACGACGAGATCACCCTGACCCTGACCTGATCCATTCGACGGAGGCATGATGTTCAAGATCACGACGAGCGACACGTTCAAATGGCCGGTGGAGGTGCGGATCCCGACCGATGGCGGGCGGCACCAGAAGGCGACCTTCGATGCCGAGTTCCGCCGGCTGCCGCAGTCGCAGCTGGAGAAGATGGCCGTGCGCCTGACACAGAACGAGGGCGACGGCGCGACGGTCTGCCGCGAGATCGTCGTCGGCTGGGAGGGTATCGAGGACGATGCCGGCCCGGTCCCGTTCAGTGCGGACGCGCTCGGCCGGGTGCTCGACATTCCGGGTGTGGTGCCGGCGCTGATTGGCTCCTACTTCGATGCGCTGCGCGGTCTCGAAAGAAAAAACTGATCGATGCCGCGCGTCATTGGGCCCGCGGCGGTGTTCCTGACGAGAGCGATCTCGATCGTGATCTGGAGGCGATGGGTGCGCCCCCAGCGTTCCGCGCTCATGTTGAAGCGACGCGGCAAAGCCGAGAGTTCCCGGTTCTGCCTGAGAATGCGGCCAGCCTGGACGTGTTTCTGCGGATGGCGACGCAGTGGGTGGTGGCACCGATGGGAGGTGCGCTCGGCATGAATTATGCCTCACTCCGCTGGATCATGGAGATCACTGTCCCTGCCGACCGGCATGTCCGCACGCTGGAAGACGTGCAGATGATGGAGCGCGCGGCGCTCGAGGTGATCAACGCGCGGGGTGACGCATGAGCGGCACACCGGAAATCGCCGAAGTTGCCATTGTCGCCGGCGTCACCGGCACGCGCGAGGTGCAGGCGCTGCAGGCGGAGCTCGGCAAGCTCAACCTCTCGACCGTCGAGCTGAACCGCCAGCAGCAGCGCTTCGCCCAGACCACGCTCCGCCAGGCGGAATCCTTCGGCAAGACGAAGGCCGAGCTCGCCGGGCTCCGGGCGGAGCAACTCGGGCTCGGCAGCACGCTGGGGCCGGTGATCTCGAAGTGGCGCGAGGCAGAGGTCGCCGGCGCGAGCGCATTCCGCGGAATCGGCCATGCAGCAAAGGAAGCGGAAGGCGGTATCAAGGGCTTTCTGCAGCATGGCGGGGTGATGCGCGAGCTGATCGTGCTGTTCCATGAGTCCGTCATCATGGGGAATTACAGCCGGTTCGGCGGGTCGCTGATGGTGCTGGCCGAGCGGGCGGAGCTGACGACTGTCATGTTTTCCGCAATGGCGGGCGGTATAGCGTCGGGGGCCGTTGCGGCAGTTGTGCTTACCGCAGCCTTTGTCGAGGGCGAACTGGAGACTGTCCGCTTCGGCCACGCGCTGCAGATGAGCGGCGGCTATGCCGGCATCACCGCGGGGCAGTTCAACACCATGGCCGAGGTGATCGGTCGCGAGGTCCCGGGCTCGATCGGCGAGGCGCGGGCGGCGATGATCGCGCTGATCCGCACCGGATCGGTCTCCGGCGAGGCGCTGTTCGCAGTCACCCGTGCCGCGGTCCTGTTCGGGCAGGTCACCGGCGAGAAATCCGCGAAGGTGATCGCCGACTTCGCGAAGATGAGCGATGGCGTCGCCAAGTGGGCGGCGAACGCCAACCGCTCCTATCACTTCCTGAGCCTCGCCCAGTACGACTACATCGCCCAGCTCGAGCAGCAGGGGCACAAGGAGAAGGCCGAGGAGGTCACGGCCAACGCGCTGTATCGCAGCCTCGGCGAGAACGCTCCCAAGAACCTCGGATACCTGATTGAGGCCTGGTCTGGCGTGCGCGATGTCATCGTCTCCGCCTGGGACTCGCTGAAGAATTTCGGCCGCGCGCAGACCTTTGCCGACAAGATCGCCGAGATCGACCTGCGGCTGAAGGGCGGCGGCATGGCGAACCACCTGAACCCGTTCCGGCGGCAGGAGGGGCTTCTGGCCGAGCGCGCGAAGCTGGAAGCGGAGATGCAGCAGCACCGCAAGGCGGCGGCGGACACGGCGCACAAGGCGCAGGTGCAGGAGCAGGGGATCGCGGCCGAGCAGTCGCTGACCCGGTTCCGGCAATCGATGCTGAAGGGCCCGGCGCTCGCCCGCCAGCATGTGGCGGCGCTGCAGCTGCAGGTGAAGCAGGCGCTGGCTGCGAACCCGCAGGACCCGACGGCGCTCTATATCCAGTCGCACTGGTCCGAAGCGGTCGCGCAGATCGACCGCCGCTATGCCGGCGCGCATTCGGCGGGGATCGCCGGCCACCGCAGCACCTCTTCGGCGGTCCACGAACACACCCGCGCGCTGCGTGAGCATGCCTCGGGCGCCCTGCATGCGGCGCAGGCGGATGCGCGGTTCAACACCCAGCTTCGCCTCGAGGGCGCCGAGGTGCAGAACGAGATCGCCTCGATCAGGGCCAACACCTCGCATGTGAAGAGCGCGGCACTGGCCCGGAAGCTGCTCGCCGATCAGCTGAGCCTCGAGGCCTGGGCGCGCAAGGAGATTGCGAAATACCCTTCGCAGGCGGCGCAGATCACCGCCTTTGAGCATCAGCAGGCGGGGCAGTTCACTAGCCTGCCGGTGGCGGACGCGACCGGCGCAGCTGCCGCGCCGCAGACCGCGCAGGCCGGAACGGCGGCGGCGTTCAGCGGCTTCGTCACGTCCTCGCAGCAGACGGCGAGCCAGGTGAAGGCGATCTGGAGCCAGACCTGGACGGGGCTGACCGGGCAACTGACCAAGGCGCTGACAGGCCAGCGCACCACGCTGCGATCCTTTGCGCGCGGGATCTTCACCGATCTGACCAGCATGGTGGTGAAGGATGCCATCATGGCGCCGCTGGCGTCGGGAATGGGTCGGATGCTCGGCTTCAACACGCCGCAGGCCTCGGCCCTCAGCTTTTTTCAGAGCCTGGCGGGCTTCACCTCCGGCGCGACGCCCGGCGGCGGCGCGGGTGGCGTTCTGCCGTCGCGCATGGGCGGCATGGGAACGGCCGGCCTGCCGATGCCGACCGGCGGCGGCTCGATCGTCGGGAACCTGTTCGGCGGCCTCAAGAGCGGGCTGGGCATCGTCAACACCTTCAAGGGGCTGGCCGGGATCGGGTCGACCATCGCGAATTCCTGGTCGGGATCCCTGCTGCAGAAGGGGCTGCTCGACATTGGCAGCCTGATCGGCTTCGCCAACGGCGGCATCATGACGCCGATGGGGCCGATGCCGCTCAATGCCTACGCCGGCGGCGGTGTGGCCAGCTCGCCGCAGGTCGCGCTGTTCGGCGAGGGTCGGATGCCGGAGGCCTATGTGCCGCTGCCAGACGGCCGCTCGATCCCGGTGCAGATGCGCGGCGGCGGAGGAGCAGGATCGGTGTTCCACATGCACACCACGATCCACCATAACGGCGCGCCCGGGTTCGATCCGGCCGAGGCGGCCCGCGAGATGCATCGGCAGTTTCAGCACATGATCGACCGCCGAATGATCCAGCTGCAGCGCGACGGCGGCCTGCTGGCCACGAACGGGACCTCCTATCGATGAGCGGGAGCTTCACCTGGATCCCCGACTTCGCCGCGAAGGTCACGCATAAGCCGAACGTGCGCGTCGCCAAGTTCGGCGATGGCTACGAGCAGCGGGTGCAGTTCGGCATCAATGCCGACCTGCAGGTCTGGGATGTCACCTTCCGCGATCGCAGCGACGCCGAGGCCGGCGAGATCGATGCCTTCCTGGCCGCGGCGGGCGCGCTGCAATCCTTCGCCTGGCAGCCGCCCGGCGCGTCGGCGCCGATGATGTTCGTCTGCCGGCAATGGACCAAGATCCCGACGCACGGGCAGGGCACGCCGGGCGCGCCCGCGTATCTGTGGACCGTGGCAGGCAAGTTCGAGCAGGTCGCCGAACCATGATCGACAGTCAAGAAACCATCTATTCAGTAAAACTTAGGAGATAACCAATGGCCGCTGGCACTTTCACACAGGAAGACGCTTTCCGCCTCGAGCTCTACGATGGCGCCTTCAACTTCTCCACCGATACCTATGTCGGCATTCTGGTGACGGCGGCCAAGACGCCGGCGCCCGCGACGGACAAGACCTATGCGGACGTGTCCGCCGACGAAGAGGCGACGGGCAACGGCTACACTGTCGGGGGCGAAGTCATCACGATCACCGCGCCGAGCGAAAGCGGCGGCGTCGTCACGATCACATCGTCCGCGCCGACTTGGGCGAGCTACAGCGGATCGGCGCGCTACCTCTACATCCTCAAGCGGGCCGGCGCGTCGCTCGCCTCGACGGACCTGATCGTCGGGCACGTCGATCTCGACACCGCGCTTGCCGCTGGCGTGAATCTTGTCGGCCAGGGCGGCGCGCTGACAGTGACGCCCTCCGCCTCTGGCTGGATCTCCGACACCCATACGCCGTGAGGTAGACCGCCATGGCATGGACTGACGGAGAGTTGCTCGCCGCCTTCGAGGCGCTGTCGCCGGCGCCGTCATCGCTCGCCGCAGCGGTGGCGAGCCTCAACGGCCAGACGACGACGCGCACGGTGGACGTTCGCATCCAGGCCATTGCGGGATATCTCGGAACCAACATGAAGCTGGAAGCGCTCATTCAGTGGGCGACATCGCCGCCTTCCGGAGCTTCTCCAGCATCGATATCCGCGGCCGAGGAGCTTGCGTTCGCCTGCCAGAACCCCGGTAGCGTCCCGGTCTTCGAGATGAGCAACCCGGCCGTTGCAGCTCAGATGCAGACTGAGCTGGCAGCGCTCGTCTCGCCGGGATCGAACATCAGCGGCCCCATCACCGCCGCGGATCAATCTGCGATATTGGCGCTCGCACAGTCGACCTCGCCTCAGTGGGACCCACCGGTAGCCGTTGCGCACCTGCAGAACCTTCAACGCGACGGCCTGATTTCAGCATCGATTCCGGTCGAATAAGGAACTCCTATGAGCGGTACACCAGCAGGCCTTTCGGCCCTTCAAGCCATCTCATGCGGGACTGCCCTGAATGCGATCGGCGCCGGTCAAGTCGGGATCACCGGCGCTTTGAGCAATGTCAATCTCGGCTCAAGCACCGATGCTTGGCCGAGCGAAGCCGATCTCTGGCTGGTGATTTCGTCTTTCGCGCCGACCGCAGCCGGCAATTTGCAAGCCGTCGTGACGCCTTCGGACGATGGCAGCAATTATGAGCCCATCTTCTTGCCGGCCGGATCCACACAACTGCAGCCGTTCACGAGCGACCTGTTCAGCCAGTTCCCGGTTCCGGCGAACACTTATGCGGCCAACGACATCATTCGCATTTCGCTTGCGTGGCATTCCGCACCGAAGTTCAAGATCGGTCTCTTCAACAATACCGGCGTCGCGCTGGCATTGACCAGCGCGTCGATCTACGTGCGCGGCTCGATAAGCGGCTAAGGCGGCATGGGCGCCCTCTTTCGCCGGCGAAGTCTTCGCCTTGGTCCGCGCATGGTGCCCACCGAGCCGGTCGAGCTTGGCGACAATCCATTCGGATTTTCCCGGATCTTGCTGCCGGGCGTCACCAACATCGACGTCGCGGAAAATAGCACCGCGATGTCGCCGTATGGCTCCCCCTCGGCAGTCATTTCTTCTTCGTTTGGGCCTGCGTTATTAACGCCCAACTCCCAGTCCGGCCTCACGATAGGGAATGGTCCATACCTCGGCGGGCTGCCCGAGTGGACTGTCGTCGCTATAGCCAATGCCGCGGCTCTGTCGGGCTACGGAAATGTATTCTATTGCGAACGCGCGCCGTCCGGCAACGATATCCTCAAGCTGGCGATTTCCCCAAATGGAACGCTCCCAGTTGTCGTTTATCGGGATGATGCAGGAAATCTAGTAAATCCAACCGACATTACTGGTTCAGTTTCCTTTTTTGACGGATATGACCACGTCGTTGCCGGGACTTTTTCAAACAACACTGTCGCCTCGTACATGGACGGCAACCCAATCCCCTTTAATGGTTCTGGGGTAACAACAGCCTTTACCAATGCGGGCATTGTCCAAAGCACCGGCTACGACATTGCAGATCAGACCTCTTTCTTAGACGGCAAAATTATCGCGCTATTTTTAGCTCCGCGTGCACTGTCGCAGGACGAGATCAAGTATGTCACGGGGTCCCCCTTTCACATGCTGCGCGCACGGGTGCGGCGCCGGTTGTATTTCGGATCAGGGACAACATCGAGCGGCAACGTCACGCTTGATCCTGTCGCCGGCACTGCGACCGGCGCCGGCGAAAGTCCCACCGTCACTGCCGGTGCGGATCTCGCGGCCGGCACCGGAGCTGCTGCCGGATCTGGCCAGCAGCCAGCCGTCGCGGCGGGAACGGACGTTTCTGCCGCCGGCGGCGATGCGGCGGCGGCCGGGCAATCGCCATCCGCCACGGTCGGCACCGATCTTTCACCTGCCGCCGGCGACGCCGCTGGCGCGGGCGGTCAACCGGCGGTTACCGAGGGCGCGGATCTCTCGCCTGCGGCGGCCACAGCCATCGGCACCGGCGAGACGCCATCCGTCACGATCGGCGCCGAGCTCGCGGCGGGCGCGGGCGGTGCTGAGGGAGCCGGCGAGCAGCCGAGCATTTCTGTCGGCGGAGGCGAGACGGCCGGCGGCGGCCAAGCCACGGGAACCGGGGAATCGCCATCCGTCACGGCAGGCGCCGATCTCTCACCGGCGAGCGGCAGCGGCGCTGGTGCCGGCGGGCAGCCGACCGTCGCCGCGGGCACCGAGCTTACGCCCGGGTCCGGGAGCGCCTCCGGCGCGGGCGAGGCTCCATCCGTCACCGCGGCGGCGGCAACCGGCACGAGCCTCTCCCCGGGCTCTGGTGGTGCCACGGGCGCCGGCGGTTCGCCTGCGGTCACAGAGGGCATCTCGCTTGCGCCAGGAGCTGGCGCGGCAGCTGGCGCCGGCAGCGCGCCGGCCGTCGCCGCTCCGCCGCGCGCGACCATCAATTCGGAGATCCAGAAGCTCGCACCGAGCGCGGTGATCGAGATGTTCGTGCTCGACATGGGCCCAGTCGGCGGCCCGGTGGTCTATTACCACGGAGGCACCAATGGGCTGCGGCAACCGGTGGTCTGGCAGGGCAACACCTATGCCGCGGTGCCGGTCCAGGCTGAGGGCTTCGAGTGGAACGGGCGGGGGCTGCTGCCCCGGCCGAAGATCCAGATTGCCAATGTGCTCGGCACGATCACCGCCCTCGTGCTCACCTATGGCGACCTGGTCGGCTGCAAAATCACGCGCAAGCGGACCCTGGCAAAATTCCTCGACGCGGCGAACTTTGCCTCAGGGACCAATCCCACCGCGGATCCAACCGCCGAGTTTCCCGACGACATCTTCTACATCGAGCAGCGCACCGTCGAAAACCGCAACCTGGTCGAGTTCCAGCTTGCCGCGGCGTTCGACTTCGAGGGGATGGAACTGCCCCGGCGGGCGATCGTGCAGAATGTCTGCTCCTGGATCTACCGCTCGGCCGAGTGTGGCTACACCGGGACGGCCTACTTCGACACGAACGACAACCCGGTCGGCAGCGCGGCGCAGGATGTCTGCGGCAAGCGGCTGAGCAGCTGCCAGGTGCGCTTTGGTGCGAACAATCCCCTCCCCTATGGCGGCTTCCCGGCTGCCGGGCTGACACGCGCATGAACGAGCCCTGGCGCCTTGCGGCACTCCGCCACGCCACCGAATGCTTCCCCGCTGAGGCCTGCGGCCTACTGATCGTTGAGCGTGGACGGCACGTCTATGTGCCCGCGCGCAACCTGGCGACCGGCCACGGACACTTCATCCTGGATCCGCAGGACTATGCGGCGGCGGAGTGCCGCGGCGAGATCCTCGCGGTGGTGCATTCCCACCCGAACCTGCCGCCGGAACCCAGCGAGGCCGATCGTGTGGCATGCGAGGCCTCGGGGCTACCGTGGCACATCGTCAGCGTCCCGGCCGCCACCTGGCGCGAGCTGAAGCCCAGCGGATACGTCGCGCCGCTGGTCGGGCGGACCTGGTCGCATGGCGTGCTCGATTGCTACGCGCTGATCCGCGACTGGTATCGCCTCGAGCGGGGTATCGTGCTGCCCGATCGCGGCCGCGACGACGAATGGTGGCTGCGCGGGCAGAACCTCTATCTCGACTGGTACGAGCGCGACGGCTGGCGGCGGGTGCAGATCTCTGACGACAAGCGCGCGGACGAGTTCGAGCGAGGCGATGTCCTGCTGATGCAGATCGGCGCGCCGGTGCCCAACCACGCCGCGATCTGGCTGGGCGACGGCACCATCCTTCACCACCTGTCGAACCGGCTCAGCACGCGGGACGTGTTCGGCGGCTATTACCGGAAGCACACCACCCATGTCCTGCGCTTCACCACCGCTTAAAACCGTCCGCCTGGGCGGCGAACTCGCCAAGCGGTTCGGCCGCGAGCACCGGTTCGCGATCTCGGATCCGGCCGAGGCCGTCCGCGCGCTCTGTGCCAACTTCCCGGAGTTCCGCCGGCATCTGATCGAGTCCGACCAGCGTGGCGTCGGCTATCGGGTCCTGGTCGATCGGCGGGATGTTCCGCTCGAGGAGCTGGGCAATCCGAGCGGGCAGGCGACGATCCGGATCGTGCCGGTGATCGCCGGCGCCGGGAAGGGCGGGATCTTCGAGATCATCGCTGGTGTCGTGCTGATCGCCGCAGCGATCGCACTCGGCCCGATTGGCATGGGTGCGGGCTCCCTCCTGAGTGGCGCTATGGCGGCGCAGATTGGCGCGATCGGCCTCGCCCTGGTGCTCGGCGGCATCTCCAACCTGCTCAGTCCCCAGCCGAAGACAAACCAGCAGAGCTACGCCATCCAGGGCAGTGTCAACGTCGCGGCCCAGGGCGCGGCCATCCCGATCGGCTATGGCGAGATGTTCTGCGGTTCGGCGGTGATCTCGGCCGAGGTGACGGTCGATCAGGTGCCGACCAGCGAGACCGGCGTTCCCGGTCTCACCGCGATCGTGCAGACCACCACGGCGGCCGGCGGGGCGACATCGAACCAGGTCTACGCCTCTTGGGACCCGGCGGGCCTGGCGATCGGCTACGATGTCACCGTGCAGGGACAGGGCTTCGGGCCGGTGACGGCGCCGCGCACGAACGGCACCTCGGTCTATGTCGCGGTGCCGGGCCCCGGCCCCTATGAGGTCATCTGCAATCCCGTCGAGAGCGACGGCTCCTACGGGCCCGGGTCGACGGTCCAGAGCGTCTATGTCGGAGCGGCGCCATGAACGCGCTGCTCCCGATCCGTGGTTCCGGCGGCGGCGGCAAGGGTGGCGGCAAAGGCGGCGGCGGCGGCGTCAACATCCAGAAGGACACGCTGGCCAGCCGCGCCTATGCCCAGGTGATGGACCTCATCTGCGAAGGCGAGATCGAGGGCCTCGTCGGCGGCATGCAGGGCGTCTATCTCGACGGCACCGCGCTGCAGAACAGCGACGGGACGATGAACTACTCGGGCGTGTCCTTCGCCTTCGTGCCGGGCTCGCAGGCGCAGGACTGGATCCCCGGCTTCGGCGAGGTCGACAACACGATCGCGGTGCAGACCGAGGTCAAGCAGACCCTTTCGGTCACCCGGACGATCACCACCACCAATGTCGACGCCGTACGGGTGATCGTGCTGATCCCGCAGCTCAGCTACACCAACACCAAGAACGGCGATGTCTCCGGCACCTCAGTCAATATCGCGATCGACGTGAACACCAATGGCGGCGGCTGGGTGCAGCGGGTCAACGACACGATCAGCGGCAAGGCCTCGGCGAACTACCAGCGCAGCTATGTGATCAGCCTGCCCGGCGGCGGCCCGTGGGAGATCCGGCTGCGTCGCATCACACCGGACCACGACACCACCGGCTACATCGCCGACCAGGTCTATTGGGACTCGTATACCGAGATCGTCTATGCGAAGCTGACCTATCCCAACAGCGCGATCGCCGCCCTGCGGGTCGATGCCGCCAACTTCTCGCGGATCCCGCAGCGGCTGTATCGCTGCAAGCTGCTCCGGGTGCAGGTGCCCTCGAATTACGATCCGGCGACCCGCGCCTATAGCGGCGCCTGGGATGGCACCTTCCAGATCGCGTGGACCGACAATCCGGCCTGGTGCTTCTACGACCTGCTGACCAATGAGCGATACGGGCTCGGCCAGTTCGTTGTCGCCTCGCAGATCGACAAGTGGTCGCTCTACCAGATCGCGCAGTATTGCGACGAGCTCGTGCCGGACGGGTTCGGCGGGACCGAACCGCGCTTTACCTGCAATTGCTGGATCAACACCCGGCAGGCGGCGTTCAAGGTCATTCAGGATCTCGCCAGCGTGTTCCGCGGCATGCCGTTCTGGTCGACCGGCACCGTCACCGCGGTGCAGGACGCGCCCGCCGATCCGGTGGCGCTGTTCACCAATGCCAACGTGATCGACGGCGACTTCACCTATACCGGATCGAGCCTGAAGGCGCGCCACACCATCGCGATGGTGACCTGGCAGAACATGAACGACCTCGGCGCCAAGTATGTCGAGTATGTCGGCAACGACGCCCTGATCCAGAAATACGGCGCGATCGTCGCCCAGGTCACTGCCTTTGGCTGCACCTCGCGCGGCCAGGCGCATCGGGTCGGGCAGTGGCTGCTCTACAGCGAGCAGTACGAGACCGAGACGGTCAGCTTCAAGGTCGGGCTCGACGCCGCCATGGTGCGGCCGGGCGACATCATCAAGGTCGCCGACACCGTGCGCGCCGGCCAGCGCATGGGCGGCCGGATCAGCGCTGCGACCACCACCACCATCACCCTCGATCACGCCCTGGTCGACAATAACGGCGCGGCAATCGATCCCACCGGCGGCACGCTCTCGGTCATTGCGCTCGACGGCACGATCGAGAGCGGCACGGTGCAGGGGATCGACACCTCGGTGACCAATGCGCCGGTCATCTCCCTGACCGCTGCGCTGGCGAGCGCGCCGCAGGCACAGGCACTCTGGATCCTCGAGATCCCGGCGATCGCCGCCCAGCTGTTCCGGGTCATCCAGATCACCGAGAGCCAGCCGGGCGAGTTCACCATCACCGCGCTGGCGCACAACCCGAGCAAGTATGCGGCGATCGAGGATGGCGCGGCGCTGGTCGAGCAGGCGATTACCGATCTGACCATCCCGCCCGCCTCGCCATCCGCCGTGATCGTTCAGGAATCGCTCTACGCCTTCCAGTCGACGATCTTCTCGATGGCGGAAATCTCCTGGCCGGACGTGTCAGGCGGCATCGGCTACCAGGTCGCCTGGCAGAAGGATTCCGGCAACTGGAACTATGCCAACACGCCGAGCAACAGCTTCACCGTCGGCAAGGCGGATCCCGGCTCCTATGTGGTCCGGGTCTGGACCTTCGGGCCGCAGCAGAAGCTCAGCATGAGCTATACCGAGGTGACGGTGCAGCTGCTCGGCAAGCAGGCGCCGCCATCCGACGTGCAGGGCCTGACCTACGGGTTCGATCCGAACAACGGGCTGATCCTGTCCTGGGCGCGGAACCCGGATGTCGATATCGCCGCCTACGAGATCCGCCGCGGCGCGTCATGGGACACGGCCAGTGTCGCCGGGCAGGTGAACGCCACCACCTTCGTTGCCGGCACCAACGACCTCGTCGATGCGGCCGACTGGCTGGTCAAGGCGCTCAGCACCAGCGGCGTCTACTCGGCCGATGCTGCGCTGGTCTCGGTTCAGATCCCGGCCGCCTCGGCACTCACCGTTGCCGCGCGCTTCGCCGGCGACAATGCCGTGCTCTCCTGGAATGCGGTCATCGGCCCGCTGGCGATCGACCATTACGAGGTGGCGAATGGCGCCGGCACCGTGATCGGCACGGTGAAGGGCACGACCTTCACCCTGAAGGTGAACTGGGCCGGCGCGCAGACCTTCACCGTGGTCGCGGTCGATATCGGTGGCAACCGGGTCTCGCAGGGATCGGTGTCACTGACCGCGGTCTTCCCGCAGGTCACCGGCGCGACCGTCTCGGTGATCGACAACAATGTGCTGCTGAAATGGACGGCGGCGGCCGGAACGCTGCCGATCGATCACTATGTGCTCAGCCAGGACGGCCAGGCGATCGGCAATATCAACGGCCTGTTCGCCGCCGTCTTCGAGACGGAGGGCGGCCTTTACACATTCAGCATTTCGCCGGTGGATACGGCGGGCAATGTCGGGCCGGCCTACACGATCACGGCCACCGTGGCGCAGCCGCCGGATTACGTGCTGCACTACAATCTGGACAGCACCTTCGCCGGCACCAAGACGAATGCCGCCCCCGATACCAACGGCTCGCTGGTCGCGCCGGTCGACATCACCACGACCTATGAGGCGCACTTCACCAACCAGGGCTGGAGCACGCCGCAGGACCAGGTGAACGCCGGCGATACGCTGTTCATCGAACCCTCGCCGGGATCGGCGACCTATACCGAGGCAATCGATTACGGCACCACCCTTGCCGCCTCGCAGATCGTGGTGACCCCCTCGTCGAATGTGATCGCCGGCGCACCGAGCCTCACGGTCACCATCGAGACATCACCGGACAATTCCACCTGGACCACGTATGCGAACACGACCCGCGTCTATGCCACCGCATTCCGCTATGTCCGGGTGATCTTGAATGTCGCGGGCGCGGCGGGTGACCTGCTCCGGATCACCGGGCTGAACATCAAGCTCGAGGTCAAGCAGATTTCGGATAACGGCACAGCGGTCTGCAGTGCCAGCGATGCGAATGGCACGCCGGTTACCTTCAACAAGAGCTTCATCGACGTGAGCTCGATCTCCGTCACCCCGCAGGGCACGACGCCGGTGCAGGCGGTCTACGACTTCCAGGACGTGCCGAACCCGACCGGGTTCTCGATCTACCTCTTTGACAATGCCGGCAACCGCGTCAGCGGCAACGCCGGCTGGACCGCGAACGGAGTCTGACATGGCCGACTGGTCGCAACCCACCCTCAGCAGCACCTATGCTGACTTCCTGTCGCTGATGCAGGCGCGGGACAATGACGCCCTCACCCAGATGCAGGGTGGTGCCGGCACCAACCTGCCCGACCAGGCGATCCGCTGGAACCCGGCGACCTACCGCTGGGAGAGCTGGAGCGCATCCGCCGGCACCTGGTCGGCCTGGACCGTCAACCTCGCGGTCACCACCGTCACGCTCGGGCAGGACCCGACGTCGCCGCTGGAGGCGGCAACGAAGCGGTATGTCGATACGTCGATCGCGAATGCCGCGAGCCCGGTGCCGGTGCCCTCGAGTACGAATGCGGGATCCTTCATCCAGATCAACGGCGGGGGCACCGCCTATATCGTGCTCACCGCCGCGCAGCTGCTCTCGACGATCGGCGCGCAGCCGGCGGGGAACTACCAGGCGGCGGGCAGCTACGCCGCCTCCGGCGCCAACAGCGACATCACCAGCCTCACGGGTCTGACGACAGCGCTCAGCATCGCCCAGGGCGGTACGGGTGCCACAACGGCGGCGGCGGCGCGGACCGCCCTCGGCGCGCTCGGCACCGGCGACACCGCCTACAATGCCAGCCACCTGCAGACCTCGGCCGGCACCTCGACATGGAACTGGGCAGGTCAAGGTGGTCAGCCGCCCTGGCTGTGGGGATCCAGCGACGGGATCACAATGCAGGTGTGGAACCCGTCGAACTTCTCGGTGAACTACGCCAACTCCGCCGGGACGGCGAACTATGCGAACTCGGCCGGGTCGGTAAGCAATATCCCGAATTCATCTTTGGGTGTCGGGACCTATGCTTGGCTTTACTACAATGCGAGCTCGTTTGGTCTTAATCCGGGCCAGCAGGTAAACGGCTCCGCGCTTCAGACAATGGGGAGCGGCGGCGCCACAAGCTACAATGTTTCAGGCACTTGGCAGTCCATGGGAGGCCTCGCTCCCGGCAATGCCTCTCAAGGCGGCCTGTTCATAAGGATCGCGTGACATGCTGACGATGGTCTCCTACTCGAAGCCGGCCTGGGCGAATACCGCGCAGACGGCGATCGATGCCCAGGTGGTGTTCAAGGAGCTGGGCACGGCCGCCATTCCATTCACCGCGTCGAAGGACGATGTCGAGGCGCATGGCGTCACCGTGTTCGACGCGATCGTCGCCGCCGCCGCTACCGTGCCGATCGGTGCCTATACGCCGCCGCCGATCAGCTTGGCACAGCAGGCGAGCGCAGCCATGTTCGGGACTGTGCAGCTGACCAGCGACGCCACGCCGGCGCTGAACGCGACCTATGCGATCGACGCCGAATCGCAGGGCGACCTGCAGGCCGAGGTGCTTGCCTTTGAGACGAACGGGCAGTTCCTCGACGGTCAGACCACCATCCAGTGGCCCGATACCGGCAACACGCTGCACACCTTCACCGCGGCGCAGTTCAAGGCTTTCGCCACCGCCATCGGCGCCTATGTCGGGCTGCTCAAATCCATTCGGCGGACGAACACCCTACCGACCGGAATGACCAGCTTCCCGGCGGCTTCGGTGACGATCGCATGAGTTGCGCCCTTTGCCGTGGCGTCCGCCAGCTGGTGGTGAATGTCCTCGAGCTCGCGGACAAGACGCTGAACACGCTCACCCTGGGCGATCCCAATGAGAACATGAGCCGGCGCATCGCCCGGGCGCGCGCGGCGGGCGACCGCTGGGCGGCGATCGCGTGCCGGATGCTGACCTGGCTGTTCTGGATCTTCACCCGCAATCCGGACCACTGCGCGCTGGCGCTTCAGCCCGGCACGCTCGGCCGGGAGATCTGGCACTGGTCGAACAACGACACCGAGCCGGTCCTCACCACGAAGAACCCGCAATAACCGGCGAGCGAAACGACCCGCCCCTCGGTATCATCGCAGCAGCACGAGGTTTCGTTGTGACCAGCTGGATCGAGGCGCTTCACCGTATGACCGAAATCGAAAAGCACGCGAACAGCCCGCTCACCCTCGCGCGGGTTGTTCCGTGGATCATCGCGGCGATGTCGGTCGGCACCGCGATCTACTCGTTCAGCAGCGCATCGACCACTCTGCAGATGGAAGTCGCCGACCATGAGCGGCGGATCACCAAGATCGAGGCCACGATAACCGGCCAGCAGACGCTGCTTTACGAGATCGATTCGCAGCTCGCGACGTTGAACCAAAGGCTGATCGACCGGTGGGGGCCGACCGGTGCGCAGCCATCGCGCGCGGGCGGATCGCCCTGATGCTCATCCGTTTCGATTTTGACAGCTTCGCCGACGCCGCCCTGCGGGCAGCCAGCACCCGCTATGCCTTCGGTATCGCCGCCGCCCTGGTCGCCATCTGGTTTTTCTTCGGCTTCTGGATCGGGTTCACCAACACCTTCTACGAGCTGCTGATCAACACCGGCACCACGATCATCACCTTCCTGATCGGCTTTCTGATCCTGCATGCCCAGCACAAGGAGGCGATGGCGGAGCACGCGCAGCGCCTGCAGGAGCACCGCGAGATCCTCGACGCCATCCACGCCAACACGAAAGGGGACCCGAATGAGCCAGTCACCGAGCGCGCCTGAAGCGCAGGGCATCGTCGGTAAGGCCGGCTGGCCCTCCGCCGCCTTCCTCGCCGCCTGGGCGCTTGTGCTCGGCAACGAGGGCGGCTTCGTCGACAACCCGGCCGATCCCGGCGGGGCGACGTGCTGGGGCGTCACCGAGCGCGTGGCGCGCGCGGCCGGCTACACCGGCGCGATGCGAGACCTGCCGCGCCTGACGGCCGAGCAGATCGGCTACGAGCGATACTGGCGTCCCTACCGGCTCGACGAGCTCGATCCGCGCGTGGCCACCCAGGTCTTCGACGGGATCTACAATTCCGGCCCGCGCGCCGTGCTCTGGCTGCAGCAGGCGTGCGCTGTCGAGGAGGACGGGGATCTCGGGCCGATCACCATCAAGGCCGCAAAACTGATCCCGCCGCCGAAACTGATCGCCCGCTTCGACGCGCAGCGCCTTCTGTTCCTTGCCGATCTGACCACCTGGCCGAGCTTCGGCCGCGGCTGGGCCCGCCGGATCGGCCACAACCTCCTGCAGGGAGAAGCCTGATGGCAGGCCTGTTCGACTTCACGAGCTTCCTCACCCCGGTGATTTCGAGGCTCGCCAGCTACATCCCGGATCCGGAGGCCAAGGCGAAGGCCGAGGCCGAAGCCACGACGGAGATGCTCAACTTCGTCGCGGACGCCAACAAGCAGCAGCTGGCGGTCGACGCGGCCGAGGCAAACAACAAGAGCATCTTCGTCGCCGGCTGGCGCCCGTTCATCGGTTGGGTCGGCGGCGTGGGCCTCGCCTGGCAGTTCATCGGGAACCCGGTGGGCAACTGGATCCTGCAGGTGGTGCATCCGGGTGCCGCGGCGCTGCCGCAGGTGCCCATGGGCGACCTGTCCCGGCTGGTCTTTGCCATGCTCGGCCTCGGCGGTATGCGGACCTACGAGAAGCTCAAGGGTGTCGCGCCGAAGGGGGCACAATGAGCGACGGCGACATCGTCCCCGCGCATGAGCGGGTCGAGACCATCACCGAGGTGGTCGAATACCCGGCGCACGAGGAGCGCGCCGAGAGCCCGGCCTATCGCCATGCCCGGCACATCCTGATCGACCGGCTCGACCTGCCCTGCCGGATCTGCGGCAGCCGCGAGCAGCGCGAGACGCACCACATCTTCGAGTGGGCCGAATGGGGCAACATGGATCCGGCCAAGGTGCTGACCGCGCTCCGCCAGATCGACTTCTATGGCTTCGGGCACGAGAAGGGCGACGAGCCGGTCGCCACGCCGGACGATATCCGCAACCTGGTCGTGCTCTGCCGCCATCATCACCGCCTGCCCGGCGGCGGCATCCACAACCTCACCGGACCCATCTGGATGGCCCAGCTCGGCGAGAAGGCAGGCGTCGAGGTTGTGAAGCCGGAAGTCGGCTAAGCCTCGACATCGGAGAGCGCGCCGGCCGCCCGCCGGGTGGCCATAGCCTCACGGGCCGCGACCATCAGATTCTGCGCGAATCGCTGATGCACCACCCGCAGGGTGATCTCCCGCATGTTCAGCCTCGGCCGCACCTCGGTTGCGTCCTCGAGGCGGTAGAGGAACTGCAGCGTCTTTCCCAACCGCCGCACGAGATACATCCGGCCATCGGTTGCCCGCATGATGAATGCGGCGCCGTGCGGGCCCTTGTTGCTGGCGTGCGGCAGCCCGGTGCGCCGGCTCGTGCGGTAGAGACCGCGAGGCATGTTCTGCGGGAGAAGCTCGGTCGGGATCAGGTCGCGATCGCTCGGGCGGGCGCCCTTCATGGGGATGGCGATATACCGGCCGCCCAACTTCGGCATCTTCTCGCCGCCGTATTCCTGCCGCCCCATGAACGGGTCTTTCGAGTAGACGAGGGCAACCAGGTGATCCTTCCGCGCCGGCTCGATCCTGATGCCCTTCACAATCCAGTCCCGGCGGAGGATGAACTCGACCGGCATCGCCTCGCGGACGGCCGCCTGGGCGTCCTGCGCCGTCTTCGTCAGGGCCTTGGCAACGGTGAAGGGGAACTGGTCGGGACTGAAGGCGTCGAGGCTGGCGATCAGCCGATCGACCGTCGATTGCACACCGATCTGGAGCATCGTTTCTCCTGGGCAGCGGCGGCGGCCTGGTCACTTTCCGCCGCCTCAAATGAGGGACGGAATTTAACATGGCGCGCCCGGGGGGCGCCGCCGGAAGGTGCGGGAAATCGGAGCGCGCCGCCGCCGGCCGAGCCCCGAAATTGCCCATTTATGTTTTACACTCCATAGATAATCACTGATTATCATATGGGTGAACATGACCAGAACGAAGTGTACAACGCCTTGATTTTAAAGGGTTGTTGTCTGATTCGTAATCAGTAGGTCCCCAGTTCAATCCTGGGTGTCGGCACCATTCCAAATCAATGACTTGTGCGATGAATGACGTCGCTGGCTTCCAGCGCGAGCCGGCGGCCAAATGCCTCACTTTGTCTCACCTTATCCGGGGAAAGTGAAGCATACGTGAAGCACGGGCCGTGCACGCC